TTTTTATTTCTCTTTCAGGTGAATAGATCGTTTTTACTATTTTACCCCGCACGAATCATCGTTAAAATCAGATTATAGTGTAGGAATAACTCGTTTTTTACGAGCAATTAAAGGATTTGCGCCATCAGCGGTGAGATGAGTTTTTGACGGCTGTAAGCGCTAACGGGTGACCCTAAGCCCTGATAATCATAGCTTAAGGTGAGGATTTCTGAGGGATTAATTAGGAAAAGTAATAATTAATTTCTTGTCAGTCGGCGTTATTTGTTAGGACAATATTTCAAAAATAATCCAGCTTGTCGTCAATAATTGCGATAAAGAGATAAATTAAAGTTAAATAATTAAATCATTAAAAAATTACGCCACAAAAATGCGAGGCGTCTTCAGGATTAGAATCGATAAAACAGAATGGGTTAAAGAGAGCGATATAATAGCGGCGGGTGCTTGAGGCTATCTGTCTCAGGCATTAGCTGAACGGCAGATAGAGAAAAGCCCCGAGTGATATTTTACTATCAACCCGAGGCCCCCTATATGCTGAACACATGTAGAGTGCCTCTTACTGACCGTAAGGTCAAGGAGAAGAGAGCAATGAAGCAGCATAAGGCGATGATTGTCGCCCTGATCGTCATCTGTATCACCGCCGTAGTGGCGGTGCTGGTAACGAGAAAAGACCTCTGTGAGGTTCACATCCGAACTGGCCAGACGGAGGTTGCTGTTTTCACGGCTTACGAATCCGAGTAAGAGCAACGGCGGGGAGTGATCCCATAAGCGCTAACTTAAGGGTTGTGGTATTACGCCTGATATGATTTAACGTGCCGATG